CTCATCAATTAAAGATCAGATTAATCGACTTGAACAGCGTGTCGATGATCTATTTGTTTTAATGTCTAAGCGATAATTTTATTTATGGCGAACACTCGAAAACCTATCAAACGCAAAAAGATCAATCGTCGCGTCGTTCGCCAATCTCCTGAACCATTAACAAAAATAGATCAGCATTACACCGCATTACACGAATGTTATAAAGCAGCCAGAAAAGCAGGATTTACACCTGAGCACGCTTTTTGGTTGATGACTGAACATAAGACTTTTCCTGATTGGATTGTAGGCGATGGTGGGATTATCCCATCCATAGATCCAACTGACGATGAGGATGACGATTAAAGCCAATCGTAGGTATCTTATAACGCCGGACTTGCAGATTCCTCTGCATCACCCAAAAGCAGTATCTAATCTAATCAAAATGAGCAAACATGAGAAGTTTGATTTTGTATTAAATGTTGGTGATGAACTGGATATGACTTCGCAAAGCCGTTGGGTAAAAAACACAAAACTAGAATTTACAGAAACATTAGATCAAGAGCGATCAATTGCTCAAGACATTCTTTTTGACTTAGGCACGACCGACATTATTAGATCAAACCATACCGATAGATTATTTACCACATTGCTCAAAGGCGCACCATCTCTGCTTGGATTGCCTGAATTGGTTTTTGAAAAGTTTATGGGCTACTCAGATCTTGGCATCCGTTTCCATAAGCGTGCCTATGAGTTTGAGCGTGGCTTTTTCTTGGCTCATGGAGATGAAGGAGTTATGTCTAAGCACGCAGGTATAACTGCCCTTAACCTTGCCAAAAAATGGCACTCAGGAGCCAATGGGGGCGTAGTTTGTGGCCATACCCATAGACAGGGTGCAGTCCGACACCAAACTGGCTTAAACGGGCGTTATTCAACGATTTGGGGCATTGAGGCGGGTCATCTAATGGATATGAAAAACAAAGCGTCGTATCTTAAATATGCTTCAGCCGATTGGAATATGGGATTTGTAGTTATGACCTTTGGTAAAGGCGGTCATTCTGTTGAGTTGGTGCCAGTCAATCATGACGGAACATTCCGATACAATAAAAGGTATTATGGGGCGTGAAACAGACTATATCGAGCGCACGATTGATACTCATATCGATGAATTTGATGATCTTAGCGTTATCTAATCGTTATAAAACACGCCGAAAGTAATTAACCAAGCCTCCTTGATCTAGGTCATACTTTATGTATCCACAACCGATGTGGACATGTAAGGGAGCAACATGAAACTAGATACAAGTAATCGAGGCGTAGCCCTAGATTATGCAGAGCGAGGATGGGCAGTTTTGCCATTATTGCCACGCAAGAAAGATCCGCACTTTGACTTGGCTCAAAGGGCTTACTTATCAGCAACCACCGACAAAGATCTGATCAACTTTTGGTTTGATTATGATGACAATATCAACATTGGTATAGCCTGTTATCAATCGGGAATGGTTGTCTTTGATATTGATTTTCGTAATGGTGGAAACATTGATGAGCGATTTGCGCCAACTTACACAGTAAAGACTGGCGATGGATACCATCTTTATTACCAAGCCAACCCAACTGATGTTTTTGCTGGAAAACTCGAAACTGGCATTGATATTAAATGGAAAGGTTATGTGGCTGCTCCACCATCAACTCATCCGTCAGGAGCAATCTATACAGTAATCGATGACAGAGATCCTGTTGTCGTGCCTAATGCAATAAGGGAGTGGGCAACAAAATGACAGCAAAAGATGACATGTTACAACTGGCTTGGATATTTATGGGCTTAGGTATAGGCGCATGGATTATTCATGAAATAAAAGAAACTGCATTTCAATCAGGTTATTGGAAAGGCCGAAAAGACGGCTGGGATATGTACCGAAGAATGATTGAAACAAAACGCAAGTCCGATGAAGTATTTGACTATGACAAAAACTGAGAACTTGTTTGATGAAGTCATTACTACAATACAACAGCGTGGAAGTGTCTATGGACATCCGTACTATAACCACAAACGAATTGCAGGTCTTTGGTCTGCTTATCTCGACTTCCCTATCACACCACATCAGGCTGCATTATGTATGGCGTTGGTCAAGGTTTCTCGGCTTAGTGAATCCCCAGATCATTACGACAGTATTAAAGACTTCATCGCCTATGGGTCTGTCTATAAGACAGTACTCGATGCAGTCCAAGATGAAAACTGGGAGGATTAACAATGGCATTTAATTTAGAAGATTATGAGGATGTGGCTACTTTGAACAAATGGTTCATCTCAAATTTCCCAGCCGGCAGATCTGACATTTCAGTAATAAGTCATGATGCTGAAAAGGGTTATATTTTGGTGCAAGCAACTCTTTGGCGAGATAGCAAAGATGAGCAACCTTGTGTTTCTAACATAGCGTTTGGAGCAAGGGATACTTATATCCAAAATATGAAGAAATTTTATGTGGAGGATACTGCAACCAGTAGTTTAGGCAGGGCCATCATTCTACTGAAAGGATCTGACAAAACTGCAACTAAAGATGATATGAAAAAGGTTGAATCTAATCCATCCTTTAAAGATAAATTGGAAAGTCGGCAAAACATGTATGGAAAGGCCGGATCCAAGTCTGCACAAATCGAAACGATCTTGAGAGATAGTTTTGCAGCGGATAAACCTGCTGATCCTGTTGTGTGGTCTGTTGGTGAAGTTGTTGATCAGATAGCGGCATCTATACCAAATGAGCCACCTGCCTGCCAGCATGGTCATATTCTTAAAGAGGGAATCTCTAAAGGAGGTAAGCCATATTATGGATATGTTTGTAAAGCAAAAGCATGTGAACCTAAATGGGCAAAACTTACTGCCAATGGAAAATGGTATTTTGAAGGAGGTGAATAAATGGGTGAATTACAAATCATTGACGGCTCTGGTCTAACTGCAACTTTTACAGATGATGGAGTTAAGGTAGAGCCATCAACAATCAAATGCGACACTTGCAATGATGACAGATTACTTCATGAGGGCGATCTGCTTCGATGCTATGTGTGCCACACAATCAACAGAATTCCTTATCCGGTAAATAGGAATTTGAATGCCTAATTACGAATACGAATGTGATGGCGAGGGGTTGAGTATTGTATTCGATCTTCCAATGGAGCACGAAATCCCTTGTTGTCAAGTATGTGGGGCTAAATTGAGGCGTGTCTATACAGCGGTGCCGGCAATCTTCAGAGGGAAGGGTTGGGCTGGTAAAGGTGGCTAAGTTTCGCTGCAACTTCTGCTCGGCTAACTCTGAGTTTGTTTGGCTTGATGGATACGACACGCACGAAGGTTTTAGAGTTTATCAATGCCTTAAATGTTGTGCGATTGGCACAAAAAATGAGGCCGAATCAACCGACACGCAAGAACCAGTTATTCGCTGCATTAAATGCGGTGCGTGGATGTTTGCTGATAAGGAGTGTTATACATGTGCAATTCTCATGATAAAGGAACTCACGAAATAGATTGGGCTTATCAAAACAAATTGCATAAGCAATGGCTTATTGATAACCCAGATGCAAAATACATAGGTTGGATGTCGATATGAAACTTACGCAGACACGCCGTCAGATTTGGAGTGATGTGATACCCTTAAACGCAAATTCGCTTTCAGAGCGAAAGGGCGATCTGCGAAGCAGAAAGATCGCAAGGTTTGGTTTGGTGATACCTCTGTTCATAGTCTTGAACATAAGCCTTTTACAAGATAATTCCGTTGCTTCATTAGATAAAACAAATCATTACAGACAATGGGCTTTCATGCAGTTAAACAACCTAGATGAATTCTATTGTTTAGATGAATTGAATTACAAAGAATCTAGATGGAACCCAAAGGCTAAGAATGGTAGTCATTATGGTATTCCACAAGGTAGGTCTAAATGGTTAAAGACGGCTACTCCATATCAACAAATTGATTGGCAACTCAAATACATTAAAGCACGCTATTCTAATAGTCCATGCAAGGCTTTAGAACACCATAAGATTAAGGGCTGGTATTGAGTAAGAGTGCATTAAGAGATAGTGGATCAACAAGACAATGGAGATCTATTAGGTCTAGGGTGTTGCGTAGGGATTGCTTTATATGCCAATACTGCAATCAAGAGGCTACAACTGTGGATCATGTGATACCTAGAAGATTAGGTGGTTTAGACAGCGATGACAACCTTGTCGCAAGTTGTACCAGATGCAATTTATCTAAGGGCGGGCGGTTTTTTGTGAGCAAGAGGACACCACCGACCCCCCGTTCCCTTTCTAACCCACAAAACACCTCGATCC